ACTCTAATATCTAATATTTCTTCTACAACCTCACGTCTATGTCTAGGTCTCATCTGCATAAATGGTTGATATGCTGAAGAACCTAATATAATAACTTGTTTGAAAGCCCTATAATTTAATTTTAGTATTTGATCTTCTAATACATTTTGATAATCAATAGTTGACGCTTCTTGGTTAAGTAGAGTACCATCACAATATATTTGAAAAATAGTTGGTTTGATACCTCTAATAATTTTATATTCTTTTCTGCCTATAGTAAACTCTAATTCTACTAAACAATCTGCTGTGTTTATTGTGTTTATAATTTGTTCTTTTTTTATTAATCTAAATGGTCTATTAAATAAAGCAAAACATAAAGCATCCAATAAAGTAGATTTACCAGAACCATTTGGACCAATTATTAATGTTGTTTGTGAATTGTTTAATTCTACTTCTATATAATTATTACCAGTAGATAAAAAGTTTTTCCAACGTAATTTTTTAAATACAATCATCTTTCACTTGCCTCAACAAATATTTCTTTTATTACATTTTTTAGTTTTTGCTTATCTAATTCAGTATCTGCTTGATCTATGTAATTACCTAAAAACGTAAGTGTGTCTTCACCTTGATCTAATATATCTTCTCTCACACTTGCTGTTACATCAGAGTTTAAATCTTCAATAACATTTATTTCGTGTGTGTTTATTTTATTATGCATATTGTCTAATAGATTATTAAACATATTATCATCAGTTTTATTTACAACAAATATCTTTACAAAGCTGTCTTCAAATTCTGAAAGGTCTATATTTGCATAGTTAGTTTCTTTATCATTGTAAATTAATTTTTTATGTATTCTTAAAGGATTAGACACTCTTGTTAGTTCTCTAGTTTCTGTATCAAAAATATGGAAACCTTTTGGGTCTTTATAATCTGACCAAGTCATTTCATATTGAGCACCACAATAATATATTTGACCATCATCTGATTTTTTATGAAAGTGACCACTAATAACTTTTTCAAATCTTTTAAATTGATTCTTTTCTAAACCTTGGTCATTTATCATACCTTTTTGCATCTCAAAACCTTTTATCTCTAGGTGTCCCATAACAACACTAGCAGTTGCACTGTCTAATGCGTGGATACTATCTTCAATATTATCATCACATATCCAAGGTAAAAACAATATATTACAACCACCAAGTTCAACTTCTTTAGGACCAGTATATATAAATGGTTCGTTTACTCCGTCAAAACTAGTATATAAGTTTTCAATAGCATTTACTTCGTTTGTGTTTTTATAATATGTATCGTGGTTACCTATAATTATATGTGTGTCTATTTTTTCTTTCCATAATCTATCCCAAAAATGTTTTTTAAAAACAGAAGCAGTTTGAAAGTTAATAAACTTTCTTCTATCAACAACGTCACCTAAATGTACAAGTGTTTTAATATTGTTTTCTTTTAGATATGGAAAAAATATTTCATTGTAAAATCTTAATTGATAGTTTCTAAATGCCTGACTATCATTTCTTACACCAAAGTGTGTGTCGTTAAGTAATGCTATTTTCATAAAGAGTTGTACACCTCATTTGTTGTTTGTAAATTAGAAACGACAGCAGTCGCTTTTTCTTTTATTAAATCATAATCTGTTTTTGCTTTATCATAAAGGCCATAATAATTTAGTTCTTTTTTAGCAATGCCACTATCAAATAAATTCATACCCATACCAACTTGTAACCACAATGAATTACCTATACCATACCATACACCCCTATGTGGATAGTCTATTTGTCTTGGCATTTTACTTTGCCATATATACATTTTCTTTTTTAATTCATCTGACCATCTTTTAGGGTCCGATGATTCAATCCAAAATTCTGTATCTTTTCTAGGTGTAATATAATGAAAGGTAATAAAATCTCTTATGTCATCTACATAACCTGTCATATAATCATTGTATTGTTTTTGTAAACTTTTATCATATAAGTTTAAGTCTTTTGTAAAATAATTTTCCATAAAATGTGTAAATTGAGATATTGTAGTATGTATTGCTGTTGCCTCTAACGCTTCTAAAAAACTAGCGCTTAATCCTGTAGCCAAAACATTTTTTATCCACATTTTATCTAAACGACCACTTTTAAAATCTATAACTTTTTTAACGTCTATTTCTTCATCATAACAATCGTTCATTTCTTTTATAGCATCATCAACACTTATCATATCACCATTAAATACATAACCTCTACCAACTTTATTTTGTAAAGGTAAATCAAAAGTCCATCCATATTTTCTAGCTGTTGCTACAGTATGATTTTTTATAACTTCATTTTCTTTTGTTGGTCTTGGAAATACTATTGCTTTATTTACTAATAAATTATCTCTATATGATTTAAATTTAGCACCAACTTTATCAATTAATACTTTTGCCCAACCTGTACAATCAACAAAGAAATCACCATTTACTTTTTCACCATTACTTAAATCTAAACTTTTAACACCACCCAAATCATTTAAATTAACATTTTCTATTGTTGCTTCAATTCGTTTTACTCTGCCTGTGGCTAGACATTTTTTTCTTAAAAACTCACCTGTCTTATATGCATCTATATGATAAGTGACATCATAGTTGTGCTCTCCAATAGGATACAGTTTGTTTTGTAACATCATTTGATTTTGTATAGGTACTTCATATTTTCTATTTTCGGCAACGTGATATATTCTAAAGTAATCGTAATCTTTACTTGGATATGTTGTATCATTTTCAAAATCTGAACCAATAGGACTTAAAAAAGAATCATTGTTTTTATACCAATCAATATGTCTAATACCATATTTGTAAGTAGCGCCAGTTTCTTTTAAAAATTCTTTTTCACATTTTAAATGGTCGTAGTGGTTTATTATGTCGTGCATTTTACCTGTCGTTGATTCACCTACTCCTATGATAGGAACATCAGGAGACTCAATAACAGTAATGTTAATTTTTTTAGATTCGTGTATTCTAAAAAGTAAATTACATACACTTAACCAGCCAGAGGTACCACCACCGACTACAACAATATTATCTATCATATATTTTTCGTTTTATAAAGTCAATGTATTTTTCTTTAGTTAGTGCAATTCTTTCGTTTCTTTCTCTATCTCTATCCATTTTAATTATGGATGGTGCATATTCTTTTTTAAGTCCTTCTATAATATTATTGTCGTGCCAATAATGTATTTCTGATATTTCATCTACCATATGATAATTCATTCCAGCACTTAAACAGTGTATTCCACCAATATCATCAAAATGATTTTTTTGGTATCTACCCATAGCAGCATATTTAAAACCTTGAGCTGATACAGGTTTATTATCTACCATAGCATCTGACCAGTTATGATTTAATATTGCTTTCCAATATGGAGTATCATCTCTATGTGATAATGAGTAATGTAAAGATACAAACTCCGCTGCATTTCTAAAAATATGTTTACAAATCATTGTGTAATTATCTCTATCAAATTGACTAATAACTATATCATTATCACTTCTTTTTAATACTCTTAATAACATAAAAATAAAATCGTGTGTAGTAAGTAAGCCCGTTGATTCTAGTGGTTCAATAAAAGAATTAGATAAACCAATAGCACAAACATTTTTAACAAATGTTCTTTTATGCATACCCACTCTCATAGGAATATATCTAAAATTCAAACTATCTATATCTTTTACACCTGTTTTTTGTAAGTGTTCTTTAAATTCTTTTAATGCATCTTCTTTGGAAATAAATTTAGTAGAGTGTACATAACCTGTTCCCATTCTTTCCCACACAGGAACATTCCAAACCCAACCATTTCCTAACGCTGTACAATTTGTCCAAGGTACTAATTGATTTTCTTTATCAGTATATGGTATTTGTGTTGCCCAAGCAGCATCATTAAATAAGATATCATCATATTTTTCAAATGGTTCTTTTAAAGCTTCGCCTAATAATAGAGATTTAAAGCCTGTACAATCTATATAAAGGTCAGCTTTATGTTTATTGTTTAGTGAAGTAATACCATTTTCATCTTGTTCAATAGTTTCTATATGTTCAGATATATGTTTTACACCATTTGGTAAACAATAGTGCTCTTTTAGCCATAGTCCAAATTTTACTGCATCAATATGATAAGAAACATCACTTTTATAATTATAGTTAGGTATATCGTTAGATTCATTATCATCAAATCTATTATGTTTTAACATTTGCATAAAGGGAAATAATGATTCTACATAATTTTGATTAGGTGTTTCTGGATTAATCATTTTCTTTGCGTGCCAAGTCATTTTACCATTTTTATATTGATTAATATTAGGAACGCCAAAAGGATAATAAAAACCACCATCACCTTTTTTATAAAAATCTTCAAAACGAATTGCTAGTTTAAAAGTAGCACCAATGTCTTTCATAAAGTCTTCATCTTTCAATCCAAGATACTCTCTAAAGGCATTAAATTGTGGTAATAAACTTTCACCCACTCCTATGATTGGAGTATCAGGTGATTCTAAAACTGATATATCTAAATTTGGATGAGCTTTAACAAGAGCTGCAGCAGTCATCCAGCCAGAGGAGCCTCCTCCGACTACTATAATTTTTTTAACATTCATAATTAATCAATAAAGTAATCTAACTTACCTTTTCTTTGTTTTCTTTTTTTAGGTTTTTTTGATACGGGTTCCTCTACAACGGTATTCTTTTTAAGAAACTCTGTAAATTGATTCTTAAATTCTCTATCGTCACCTGGTTGTAAAGTCATATCATCAAAATTTGAGTCGGTCAATATCTTATGTTTTATAATTACTTGTTTCTTTTCTTTTTGTATTCTTCTTACAAAAGCGTAATATATTATTTGTGTAAAGTATGCAAAAGGGTTATTAGATTTAGATGGATCAAAGTTGTTTAAATATTGTAAACAGTTTTCAATACCATCAGAGATCATATCATCTCTAAATGTGTAATTTATAAAATTAGGTCTATAAGATAAGTGATTAGCTATCTTTAGAAAACATCCGCCTATATAATCTGTGACAGGTGGTTTATCTTTCTTTTCTTCCTTTGCTTTTTCAACGAGCATTCTATATTCAACCATCGCAGCAAGAAAAGCCTTATTGTCAACATAATGTTCTTTTTTTGTATTTTTATTCATAATTTTATCATACTATATAACTTCAAAAATGTCAATGCGCATGCATCAAAAGGCATTGACTTTTTCAAACTTTGGGTGTACAATTGGCTTGTCCAGCAATCTAGTGGTAAGTCTTTTTAGTATCTCTAAATTCATCCCAAAGCTGGTTATAGTTATCGTTATCCTCATCCGACATCATCTCTTGTTCGTACCTATTTTCTTTACGAGGTACGTCTAAATTTAAATAATTGTCAGCAAGTTTTTTATAACTTTTAGTCATTTCATCCGTAGCATTTGTAATAGTAACAATTTTATCTTTTGGGATAGAAACGACTGTATCAGATGTGTAAGCTGCCCACTTAATCATAGCAATATAATCTTTTAAACCGTGAGGTGTAAACTGTGAAACATATTTTATTTGTAAGGGTTTATTTAATCTCAATAAAGGAGATTTATTAGGTAATTGTGGTTCTGAAAAAGAACACACAATATCATCACCATTTATAAGTTTAATTATTCGTACTATCTGGTTTGCCATTGTTTAACTCTATGTTATGTATTTCGTAATTAAATTCTTCTTCGCTGTATATATTTATTCTTTCTCTAAAGTGTGCTAAAGTATAATTTTCTTTTTCATTATAAGTTAAATCGTCTGCTATATCATATAATGTTGCTGCCGAATTATTGTCTTTTAGACGAAGACCACGGCCAATGCTTTGAAGATTCCTAATCCTTGATTTAGAAGGACTAGCAAAAACAATATTGTGTAAGTTCCTAATATTAATACCAGTAGAAAAAGTACCATAGCTAGCAATAATGATAGCGTTATCCGATACTTCAGTAATTTCTCTAATCTTTTCTCTTTCATCAGCCTCAACACCTCCGTGAACAAAAAAGACTCTTCTATCTCCAGCCTTTTCTTCAATAAGTTGTTTTAGTAATTCGCCATGCTTTTCCACATATTGAAACAAACATAATGTATTACCTTGCAATGATAAACAAAGATTTCTTATATATTTATTTCTTTTAGAATTAGAAACTAGGTAATCCATTTCTTCTTGGTAACTTTTATCTTTTAAAAAATGACGAGCTGTCGAATCGTGTTGTAGTATTAAACATATAATTTTTAAATCGGCTAATTGTTTTCTTTCTTGTAATTCACTTGTAGATACAACTTTGTTGACAACTCCAAACAATCCCTCTAATACTAATTTATGAGTTTTTGTTCCATCCAATGTACCTGTTAAACCAACTCTATACTTACACTGTTCTAGTTTAGTCATAATCTTACTCAAAGAAACAGCTTTAAATAAATGAGCTTCATCGCCTATTATCATATCAAAATCTTTAAAAAATTTTTTGGGCTGATTGTATATTGATTGCCAAGTAGATATTATAACATTTTTATTTGTTTCTTTTTCGTGGCCAGAATATATCTTATGCACATTCTTTTCACTATTCCAACCGTAATCTTTAAAGTCTTTAAATAACTGTTCTACTAATGATGTTGTAGGTACTATTATTAATATTTTCTTTTTAATTCTTAATAAATTAAAACGTACTAATAGATAAACTATTAATGACTTACCAGAAGCTGTTGGTGATAATAGTAAACATCTATTTTTTTCGGTGGCGTGTATAAATGCTTCTTTTTGATAATCTCTTACTTCCATAGGAATATTAAGAGCTTTTATAAAATCATCTACTTTAGATAGATCAACTTTTGTATCTTGTATTTTTGTTCCATCAACAATTTGTACTTTGTTGTCATCACACCATTTTTTTATATAAGGGTATAAACCAGCATATATTTTACCAGTAGCATAACTAAACAATCTTATCTTACCATCCCACACTCTATTTCTAAATTGTGGCATAAACTTAAAACCTGGTACTTCAAACGTAAAGTGTTCGCTTAACTCTCTACGAATATCAGCATCAGCTTCTATTTTAAGATAAACTTCGTTATCTTTGTCAATGATTAAGTATCTTGTAGTGGTCATTCTTAAATAGCACCACTAGTAAATCTTCTCCATTCAATTGCATTTTTGATTGTATATGTTCTATTTGATATTTGTCTTAATGTTCTTTCTAAAAAATCTACTGTAGTATCCAAATATCTAACTTTCTGTATTGCTTTTTGTAAATCTATATCAGCGTCAAGGTATTTGTCTAAATCAGTTTTTAGTATTTTTAAGTCAAATGGTTTTTCTTCATATACTTGTGGATCAGCCTTACCAGTATAATACTCCCATTTTTCACGTTTGAGCGTTCTGTAATCGCTCTCAGCACGAGTTAATAATAGTTTGTACTTTGTATAGTGTTTTAAATATTTGTTGTAAATTTGTGGTGTTCTTAATGATTCTAAATCTAATTCAGTATCATTTATCTTAAGGTCTCTTTCAGCCTGTTCTTGTAATTGTTCTAAATCCATAATATATCCATTATATCACAAAATCACAAAAAAATCAATGATTATGTGGTTACTACTGAGGTAGATGTTGCCCCTTTTGCTGCAAACTCGTATAGACTATACTTAAATGATACCTGAGCTGTCAAGTAATTTACGTCAGTCGCTTGTTGGTCATAAGCTAAACCACTTAAACTTACAGGAAACAAATCAGAAAATCTAACCTCTGTTATAGCGTTATTCTTATTAGTTAATATTGTTAGTGTTGCATCTGAATATGAACCACCATCTCCTTGTGCCCCATATTTTACTTTACCTATTTCGTTACTTACTGAACCAGATGATGTTGGAAATCTATCAGCTGAGGCATCCATTAAGTTTTTGAATTGACTATGATCTTTAGGAAACCCTAATCCAACTAACCATCCGTGTATTTCTTGGTAATTAGCTAAATCTTCATCTACTATAAAAGTCATTGTTAAATCTTCATAATTAAGTTTTGTTCCTGGTTTAGGTATATCTCTCAATGGAGTTGTTTGATTTATTGCATCCATTGATATACCAGGTAAGTTAACTGAAGTAACAAAAAATTCAACTTTAGGTAATTTTATAATACCAAATTTAAACTGTGTAGGACTAGCGTAGTCTATCTTTGTAGGTTGTCTTGTAAACGAGTTAGTTTCAGTCATATAACTATTTATCCGAGTTTTTATCTACTTCTTCCCACTCTTTTTCAGTGGCTAATTTCTCTAATTCTTTTTCTTTTTCAGTCAATACTTTTCTTTGTTCTTCTACTTCATTCATCCTTTCCTCAATAAACTCTAGTCTATTTTTTTTATCAGGAAATGTAAGTGCGCCAACTAGTAATATAGCACTAGCCACAGCAATAATCCAAATGTATTGATTGATTATGTTTTTCATAGTAGTATTTAGTACAAACAAAAAAGGCGAGGTTTTGAGGCCCCGCCTTTTTAAAATCATTACTGATTGATATTACATTAAGTTTGTAACTTGGACTCTTCTGTAGTATCTGTTAGCGTTAGCAGAACCAGCACCGTTAATTACAGCGTTTGATCCACTTGCGCCAATTTCAGCGAATGGGTTTGCTTGGATTCCGTATCTTGTTTTGAATCCAATTTTCGGTTGGAAAGTGTCCTGACCAACTGCTCTAACCATTTGTAGAGGCACATATGGACAATAGAACATACCTGCATCATAAGGTGAAGTACCTTTGTAACCTACAACGAAGTATTGCTTCGCAGCTTGGTTTGCAGCATATGGGTCAATATATACTTTGTATCTACCATTTAATACACCAGCAAAAGTATTACCAGTATCGTCAATGTTTAGGTTGTTGTTAAGAGCAGGAGTGTAGTCTAACACACCAGCCATTTGAAGTGCAGAGGCAACATCACTTGAAGTAATCAAAATGTTACCTTTTCCTCTTCTTGTTCTTTGTGCTATAGTGTTCGCTTCTCTCTCTACTTGGAACATAAGTCCTTTGAATCTCTCAACTGACCATCTACCATTTGAGTCTGTGTCTAAATCAAACACACCTTCAGTAGTAGTGTTAATTGCTCCTGAGTTAGATGAAGCACCTTTTTCAGCGTTGATGTAGATAGTTCTTACAACTTCTCTGTTGATTTCCGCAAGGATCTCAGCAGATAAAATGTTTGCAAGTTCTGTTTCTGCATCTAAACCATGGATTGCTTTTAAGTCTTGAGCAAGTTCCATAGTGTATTCCGCTTTAAGAGCTCTTGATTTAGCAGTTACTGTTGACTTCTCAATTGAGAATGCCATTTCAGCAAATGCATTTGAACCAGCATCACCTAGCGCTTCAGCAGTAGCCGTAGCCATTGCAGTACCTTTTGAGTACGAACCAGCAGGACTATCGTTTAATAATCCAGGGTTTGAACCAGCGTGACCACCAGAATCTTGTCCAGTAGTAGAATCTCCTGCAGCATTTCTTGCTGAGAAGTCTGAGTCTGCTTCGTCAAATAACGCTTCAGAAGCATTTGCTTGTGAAGTGTATTTAGCTCTCATAGCAAAGATTAGTCCAGTTGGACCAGTCATTGGTTGAACACCGCAGATATCATATGCTATAAGATTTGGCATTGCTCTTCTAACAAGAGAAATTAGGATTGGATCCCAATTCTGTATGTAAGAAGCGTCAGTGCTGTTCGTTGGAGCAGCTTCTGACATAAATGCTCTATCTTCGTTTATTGCTCTCTCTTGGTTTTCCAAGATAACAGCTGTGACTGCTTGTCTATAATTATCCTTAACTTTAGGGAGTTCAGGATGCTCTAGGACAGGCTGCCATTTTTTTACTAATTGTTCAGATAAGTACATTTTTATCTTTCTCCCCTATTTAGAACCGAGTTTAATTCGGTCTTTTGTGTTACTAATAGCGGCCGTATAAGCAGCCATTGCATTAGACAGATCAACATTTGATGTTTCACCATCTGTTGCAACTGTGTCAATTCCATCTTTTGATGAAACTTCTTTAGAACCAAAATAAGACTCTTTAATTGTCTTTACTTTGTTTCTATATTCTTCAGCGTTTGTATAATCTACTTCTTCAGCAAGTTTGTTAAACTTCTCTTTGTTAGTAACAGCTAAATCAGCCGCTAACTCATCAACAATATCTTGTTTAGTTAAGACACTGTTTGATTGGTTAAGTTCAACATTCTTTTCAATTTGCTCGTTTAATTTCTTTTCAAGCTCTTCTATTTTACTTGCTTGGTCTTCAAGTACATCATATTTTTCATCTGGAACATCAATGTAGTGGTCTTCAAATAATTTTTTAAGACCGCTTATGAAATCCTCAGCGATTTCGCCTTTGATACCTTTTTCAACTGCAAGTTCGTTGTTTTTCATCCACTCTTCCACAACATAGTTTAGGTAAGAGTCAACTTTTCCAACAAGCTCTTGTTTGAAAGTATCTGTATCTTCTTTAAGCTTATCAGCAGCTTTTACGTCAATTTTTTCTTTTTCTGTTTTCAGTTTTGCTCTGATTGCAGCTTCAAAAATTGTTGCAGCTTTTTGCTTAAATTCTTCTGTTAAATCTTCGTCACCAATTAAAGCTTTAACATCATCAGAAACGTCTAAAGTATCTTCTTCAGTTTCTTCTTTTTTGTAAGATGCTGACATATCTTTTTTGTCTTCTTTAGATTTTTTCAGCGCCTTAAGAGCTTCAGGTGGCATTTCGCCTTCCTTAACCTCTTTTTCAGATAATGTTTCGTCTTCAACTGATTCTTCTTCTGCCTTCATACTTTGACCAGGATGAGCAACTTTAGTAGTACCAGCACTTGTGTCAGGTTTGCTACCAGCGTCACCATCGTCAGCCTTAGCATTTACGGCGTCAGAAACTTTTTTTGATTTTTTAGTAGCGTCTGGATTACTGTCTGTAGGTTTTACTACAGCTGCACCTAAATCTTCGTAATTACTCATACTAGCAATTTTTGAAGGTTCAGCTGCTACAGCATTCTTTTTAGGAGCATCAGCAACAGTAGCTTCTGTTACGTTTTGCTTTGACGCTTCTACTTTGTTTTCTGTATCAGCCATTGAGAAATCTCCTTTATTGAATTTTAACTAGTTAAAATATCCCTCGTTGTAAAGATATTTATAACTTTAAAGTTTTCTAATTACAATTTTTTTAAAAAATCTTCAAATATAGCCGCTTTTTTCTCGGCCAATTTGTGTCTTTTTGTTTTAATTAATTCTTGTTTCCACATCTCTACATCTTTTTCAACAAGAATACCGTTGTCCCATACCCACTCTTTATTTTCTCTAATACCTTCAACGAAAGCATCTGGAGCAGACGGGTCAGCGACTATATCAGCGGCAGTAGCGAGGTAAAAATCACTTCCTACTACGTTTCCACCACCCTTTTGTTCTAATGAACCCATACCTCTACTTGAAACACCTAACTTGGCGCCTTCATCAATAAGACTTTTTACAATCTTACCGTATGGAGTATCCATTATTTTAGCTTCACCAATAAAGTTTTTACCTTCTGGATAGAGTCTTTTAATCATATGTGAAACTCTTTCCAAGTTAACAGTTGGTCCATCAGGATGTCCTAACTCACCAAATGCTCTATTCTTATTGATAAATTCTTGGTTATATCTCTTTACTTCTCTGGCCAAAATTTGGTTAGGATAAACCCTACCGTTTCTATTTTTGATGTCAGATTGTAAGAATATTCCCTTAATTTTGTATTCTTTCTTACCGTTAGTTTCTTCAACTAGGTATTCCGCTTCGTTAATTTCTTCTCTAATTAGTTTCATTGTAACTCTCTCTTTAAATGTCTAACTATTTATATATTTTTTTATCTAAACTCAACAATAATTGTATAAGAATCATTATTTGTAAAGTTCTTTGTTGATAATAAAACATCACCTGTAGGCGTAACTGCATTGTTAATTATCTCGTCACCAGGAGTTCTTAAATCCCAATAACCTGTATTAGATAATACTAGTGCTGTAGCGTTAGTAACTCCATCCCAAATTAATTCAATTGCACCTCTTGTACTAACGGCGTTTACCGACCACCATATTTTACTAATTTTTCTATTACCATCTTCGGTCATAAAAGTTAACTCTGAAGCGTCAACTTTTTTGACTAGACTTTCACCAGTACCATCTGATAAGTTTGTTAATTTAGTAACAAATTTTACACCAGAAGTATCTGCTATAGTTTGTGTTGTAACTGTATCAGCCATTAATTAAAACCTTTTACCTTTTGTATTTCAAGTACAACTTTAAATTTACCTGTACTTGTAACACTTAAATTATTTGTTCCTCTAACCCTGTCTTCATTAGGTTTCATTCCCCAATTGCCATCATTTTTTAAATTCAAAATGTTAGTAGTATCATTTTCAAAATTAACTACCATACTTCCATCAACCTCATATAATATATTTGATAAATCAATTTCTGGACTACTAGTTGCATTATCTAGTGTTGACAAATCTAATAGTGTTTGTTCTTCTAAAGCTTTGTTAGATGTAAACAAAAATATAGCTTTGTCGTTTGTATCAGTAACTTTTGTAGTCTTCAAGCTCATTAACTTCTCGGTGATCCAACAGCGTGTGCTTTAGATGTACCACAAGTAATTTTTTCACTTGGATTTTTTTCTATTATGACAGACATACCATCTTCTAAATAAAATTTTCCTACTTCTGTAGAACCATTTGATTCAAATAGTGTGCCAGTCGTATCACCTGTAGCTACAATTCTAACAAAAACTGCTCTACTAAAATCATTGGTAGATGGGTTTGTTACAACATCGCCTTTGATTATAAATGTTTGTGCCATTTCTTCTCCCTATTTGTATTTTGTTGATACTCTTTTCTTACCATCAGAACGAGGTATCAAACCTTTTGCTTTTAAATGTGTTATATCACCAAACCCTGCTTTACCCGCTTTGTATCTTTTCATAGCGTCAGAAGTGTCAGGTGGTTGTTCACTTAACTTTAATTGTTCGTCAACTTCTTTATCAAAGTATTCATACAATTTAATTTTATCTACATTATGAAACTCTGCTATTTTATTAACAGCGTTTTCAAAATTTACTATAATGTTACCATCGTTTTTAATAATTTTAAAAACATCATTTACAGCCTCTTTATATAAAGGCGATAAATTACTGTAAGTTACAGAATTAAAATCGTTTTGATTTATTATGTTACTTACTTTCTGGTTCATCAGCTTTAACTTCTACCTCAGGTGTCGCCTCAACTTCTGGCTCAGCTTTTACTTCTGGCACAGTGATTTCAGTTCTTGGCGATGGATCAGCAACCTCTGGTTTAGGGTCACTTATCGGATCTGCTTCTAATTTACTTTGAAATAATGTGTTAGCTATTTCTTTTCTTCTTGCCTCTAAAGAGTCACCAACTTTCATTCTTAAAGCATCTTTAAAAGCTTCACCAGCACCATCTTGGTTTCCATTTGATAAAGCATCTATGAAATTTTTAACTTGTTCGCTCATCTGTATCTCCTATTTTTTGTTGTGGATTATCAGCCTTTTCTTTTGAATTCTGACTATCAATTTCATCCATTTCTCTTTCACTTTGTCTTAATATGTGTTTTCTAATATATTCTTTTGAGTAAAATGTTCCAACATAATCTCTCATCATATCAGCTAAAGATATTCTATCTTTTAACATTTCACTTTGTTTCAGTTCAGCAAAGTGTCCGTCTTGTAAAAAGTCATATTGAAGATTTGCAAGTATAACACCCCAATCTTCTTCAGCTATAACCCCTTTTAAAATTAATTGAGTTTTTAAAATATCGTTAAAGAGTTCAGTAAATTTCTTTCTTAATCTTTGTACAAATTTTGTAAACTTCAATTCATCTCTTGTAATTTCTGTTGATCTACCTAAACTAAAGCCTTGACCACTTTCTAATCTACTAACAGGTACATTAAGAGCTCTATATAATTTCTTTTGGAAATACTCTATATCAGCTATTTGACCTAAATTAGCACCACCAGGTAAAGTTTCAATAGTAGTTCCTCTACCACCTTCTCTACTTGGTAACCAAAAGTCTTCCAACATTGACATATAATTTCTGTCATCTCTGATCTCACCAGTAGCTGCGTCATAGACCATTTTGTTTCTATAACGAGCCATTACATCTCTTAAATATTGTTCGGCTTTTACTTTTGGTAAATTACCAACATCAATTTTAAACATTCTTCTTTCAGGCGCTCTAGCTATACGATAGATAACTGCTGCGTCTTCAATCATTCTTAATTGATTAACAGGTTTAATTGCTTTGTGTAAGTATGATAAGACCATATTTTTATTTTGATCTATGATACCTGACGGACAAAATGCGATAGTATCTGGCGCTATCTTAATACCAGATGTACCAGTTGTACCTGATACACCTCTTTCATTAAATAAAAAGTATTCAATATATTCATCTACAACAGCTAAACTGTTTAGTGATGATGGACTAGGAACGTCAGGTCTTTTCTT